GTAGAGCTTGGTAAATATAGTTAGGTTACTAACTACTTCCCAAGAAGCTCCCACTTCTTAAAGTGGTGAGTGGTTCACAAACGATGATTTAATTCAAGGAGGATTCAAAAATGGCAACTGTTAACGGAATTGCAAAACGAAATAATCAGGTGGGCAAACAAGAGGTTAGCCCTTTAAACATCATGATTACATCTAAAAGTGTACAGGATAGATTTGAAAAAATGCTGGGCGATAACAGCTCTTCTTTCTTAAGCAGTGTTTTAACTACTGTAAATGATAACAAACTGTTGCAAAACACAGACCCGAGAACCGTATTAGCTAGTGCTGCTATTGCCGCGTCCTTGAAACTGCCTATTGTAAACTCTTTAGGTAAAGCATATTTAGTGCCATATGGCAGTAAATGCACACTTCAGATTGGCTATAAAGGGCTTATTGCTTTGGCTCAACGTAGCGGTCAAATTAAATCTATTGTTTCTGTTGAGGTATACGAGGGTGAACTTAAAAACTGGAATAAGTTCACAGAAGAATATGAGTTGGGCGAAAAACTGTCTGATGCCGTAGTAGGTTACTTTGCAAGTTTCGAGCTTTTAAACGGCTTTAAGAAGTCCGCATACTGGACACGTGATGAAGTTCTGGCTCATGCCAAAAGATTCAGTAAGACTTTTAATAATGGCCCGTGGAAAACTGACGAAATTGCCATGAGCAAAAAAGTTGTATTGAGTGCTTTGTTAAAGACCTATGCACCGATGAGTATCGAAATGCAGGAAGGACTTGAGAAGGACGGCAAGGTGGCTACATTCGACGAGCAGACTGGACAAGAGGAATTCATCGACGCGGACGCAATCGACGCTCAAAACGAAAATGCGGACGTTACAGAGGGTGTTCTTGTTGACACTGAAACCGGGGAGGTTTTGGAAAAATGATGTACACAGAAATTAAACGCTTACACGCTATGCTTGATGAGGCAGGCGTTCCAAACGACTTTTGGGCAACGGACGCAGGGTATGAAAAGTCTTATCATCTCTGTTATCCAGAGGTTGAGAAAGGCGTGACTGTATGCAGTGTCATTCAGTCCCCTTTCAGCTATGGCGGAGAGGATAACCGCCTTGAAATTACAGGCTTATTAACCGATGAAGAACGAGAAGAAGACGATGTTGTAGGCTGGCTTACAGCCGAAGAAGTCTTTGCACGCATTGCTTTTCACTGGAAAGCAATGATTAAGAGGGGCAATAAAAATGGCAGAGACAGGTAAGCGATACTGGTGGCTGAAACTGCCTGAAGATTTTTTTAGACAGCTGCCTATGAAAAAGCTGCGTCGCATTGCAGGCGGGGATACATACACGATCATTTATCTAAAAATGATGTTGCTGTCGCTGAAAACCGAAGGTGTAATCAGCTATGAGTGTGCAGAAGGGGATTTTATTGAGAACCTGGCGTTGGACATCGACGAGGATGAAGAAAATGTTGCTGTTGCCGTTGCTTTTCTGACAAAAAACAGTCTGTTGGAAAACAGCGACAACGAAGCAACTAAAGTCCTTCCGGCAGCAATCAACGCGATAGGCTCGGAAGGTGCGTCAGCAAAGCGAATGCGGGATTTAAGACGTAGAAAAAAAGAAAAAAGCGTCACATTGTTACAACCCTGTGACGAGTGCGTGACGCGTGCGTTACGGAGAGATAGAGATAGAGAAGATATAGATAAAGAGTTAGAAAAAGAAAATAATCATCATTATCATGATGATTACAAAAGAAAAAGCAAAAAAAATAACGACGACGACAAAATGAACGCTGAAATCTTTCTTCTCTGGGAAAAAAATATCATGCCGTTAACACCTATTATTGCGGAAAAGCTGAACGCACTGGTTGAGGAAACTGGCGAAGCATTTGTTTCGGATGCCATTTGCAAGGCTGTGGAGTACGGCAAAAGGAACTTTGCCTATATTCAAGCCGTAGCAAGAAACCTTGCAGCAGGGAACGGCGAAAAAACTAAAAGCGGCAGTGACCCTTTTGAAAGCGTATTCGGAGGTGATTAACTTTGCTGATTACAAGGGCTGATGTAAAGGACACTGTAGGCAGATTGTATAAAGCAGGGAAGATGTTCCCCCAACGCGACAGAGCCAATGCTGTCGCGTCTGGGGAAGAACGAGTGAAGTTAATCATGTCTATCATGAAAGATACGATTGACACAATAGCTGATATTTTCGTGCCTAGAAGAATCGGTGCGGAACGATGGGAAAAGGCTACAGAAATAGCAATTCTGAGCAGTGAGAAGACAATCTCCCCGGCACTTATGGCTACTGCACTCAAACAAGCCGAAACTGAATATGTGCAGCAGAATATAACTGCAAACGAGGAAGCCAAACGTCAGGCAGTGTCGACATACAGTTCCGAAGACAATAAAGTTTTATGGGAATGGACGCGTAGGAAGCTTGCCGAAGGCAGAACTTTCAGCGACTATATGCCCGATGATAACACTGTGAGCAACTATGGTCGCAAGATTGGCTTAACCGATACAGAAATCATGAAGCAGAAAAGCATTTTAAAAGCTTATCTGTGTGACGCGAAATTTGCAGCAGTAAATAAATGCCCTATCGGGAGTAAGTTATTTGTCCATCAAGCAGATGACGGGAAAATGGTCAAACTTGCTTTAATTTAAGTTTAGAGCGTTTTTAGGTATGTGAGGTATATCGATATACCTAAACAGCAAAAACTTTCAATCTAGGTACGTTTCCGTGCGTGTGAGGGCTATGTTTAAGTGAAGAAGGCGGAGAGAAATGGGAAGAACCCCCAAAGATTACACAGGAGAGAAAATCGGAATGCTGACAGTTGTTCAGCAGATGAAGCCGAAGCCGAACGATAAATTCCCAATGTGGCTGTGTCACTGTGAATGCGGTGAGTACTGCGTTAAATCGTCAATGCAGCTGAAAGGGAGACCGCATAGCTGTGGCTGCCTTAACGAGGCAAAAAAGAAAGCGTGGAACGAACAGCAAAAAGAAAAACGCAAGCTCAAGGTGAAAACCGAAAAAGAAATTGCCGTTGGTTGGAAATATATCGCAGCCAACAAGGAACGTTGGGCTGAACAGCGGGAAAAAATGATGCAGAAAACGGACTTTGATTTGTTTTTTTTAAAGTATCGCTGTCCGCATCCGATACCGCAGTGCCGAAAAAGTGCTAACGGCACTTGCTGTTGGGATTGCGAGGAGTTTGAAACCTGCGAAAACGTGTGTCATAACTCCCCGGCAAAATGTGGATGGAAAGACGCTGAGAGAATGTATAAAAAGAAAATGGATAGTGAATAAATATAGAAAAATACAAAGAGGAATTAAGTATGAAATTTGTAGATTTTTTCGCTGGTATAGGCGGAATGAGATTGAAGAAAAGATGTTAAGGAGTGATAAAAAATGAAAATAGGCACAAAAAAATTACAAGAAATTATAGAAAGCCATGGTAAATGGCTGAAATTTGAGGACGGCGGGAAATGTGCTGACCTGCGAGGTGCTGACCTGCAAGGTGCTGACCTGCAAGATGCTAATCTGCAAGGTGCTCACCTGCAAGGTGCTGACCTGCGAGGTGCTGACCTGCAAGGTGCTAATCTGCGAGGTGCTGACCTGCAATGTGCTTACCTGCAAGGTGCTTACCTGCAAGGTGCTGACCTGCAAGGTGCTGACCTGCAAGGTGCTTACCTGCAATGTGCTTACCTGCAAGGTGCTAATCTGCGAGGTGCTAATCTGCGAGATGCTGACCTGCAAGGTGCTTGCCTGCGAGGTGCTGACCTGCGAGGTGCTAATCTGCGAGGTGCTCACCTGCGAGGTGCTAATCTGCGAGATGCTGACCTGCGAGGTGCTTGCCTGCAAGGTGCTTACCTGCAATGTGCTTACCTGCAAGGTGCTTACCTGCGAGGTGCTGACCTGCGAGGTGCTCACCTGCCCAATGGTATATATCAAATTGTAGGCTGTGGCAGTTATAATCGCTGTACAACCTATGACAGTATCAATGATAGGGTGATTTGCGGATGCTGGGACGATGGCAGCGGTAATCGCTTAGAGTCTTTTAAGAAACGTATTGAGACTATTTATGGCGATAAAGGTGAAACTCCTAATGCTGCCTACTATATAGAATATATGACGGCTATTAATTTTTTCGAAATGGTAAAGAGGGCAAGAAAGCTGTGAATACTCATTGAAGAATTAAAATCTGAAAATGATTTACTTAAATCAAAAATCAAAGAGCTAGAGGGCGAAAAACAATGCTAACTGAAGAAATTATCCTCTCTGTACTGTTTGCGGTATGGGGAGTGTTTGCCGTAAAAGGTATAGCGGATTGGATTTTAAACAAGTGAAATGCAGGAATCACGTTTTATGAGGAGGAGCAATGAAAGCACGTAAGAGGAAAAATCGCTTTTACCGAATTTGGCAAAAACAAATAGCACGTAATGCAAAAATGTTACGGCTTGTATACGGCAATAGAAGAAAATCAAAGCTTGTTGCTAGAGCGAAAATTTGCAGTAAAGGTAAGCATTTGCTTGTTAACAAATGGGTTGACAAAGACGTTTACTATAAAGCTGTGAAAAATAATCGGTAGTTTATGCTTGACGGCCATTATTGTGGCTATAGTGTATTTTGACAGACGATAGGAGGATAAAAATGCATTTAAATGAATATCAGAAAAAAGCTCAAAGATTTATTAACCCAGCATTAAGGGATATTCAGGTTGAAGCTCATGCACTGCATGGTTTACTTTCTGAAGTTGGAGAATTGCACGGTATTTATCAAAAAGTTTATCAGGGACACGCTTTTGACACAGAACACGCTAAAAAAGAACTGGGTGACGTACTTTGGATGATTGCAGAATATGCCACGGTCATGGGGTGGGATTTAGACGATGTTGCACAGACAAATCTTGATAAGCTGAATAAGCGTTATCCTAACGGCTTTGAGGTGGATAAAAGCCTGCACCATAAGGCAGGGGACATTTAAATGACCAAATACAACGGAATCAAATTTGCCCCAGGCACGTCAGAACGTGAGGGCATTA